TCAGCGGGTAGGATCAACCACTTCGCCGACGCGCCGGTAGACGGTCTCGGTGATGCGCTTGTCGGTGTGGCCGAGGAGCTTCGAGGCCCGGCCCAGGTCCTCTATCTCGGACGCTGCTTTCGGCCGGATGTCCCGGAACTGGAACTGGCGGATTGCGGCCGCCAGCATCTCATCGAGGCTTTCTAGCGCTGCCGCTGCTGCCTCTATTCGCGCCTCATCGAAGCGGATCCGGAGCATGCTCGAAGTCAGTCGGCGACCGTCTGGCGTGGTGACCAAATACGGCCCTACCACTCGCCGCTCCTTCCGCTGTTCCAGTAGCTTCTCGACCAGCACGCCCAGGGCTGTCGGTACCTCGCCGGCCAGTAGCCTGATCCGCAGCTTCTTGGACGTCTTGCCTTGGGCAACCAGTAGGAACCCGTCCTGGATGTCGGCGGCGCGAGCCACCAGAACGTCGCTGGGCCGCTGTGCCGTCAGGTAGGCCAGGTCCATGGCGTCGCGCAGCTCGATACAGGCGTGGGCGTAGACCGCATTCCATACCTCGTCCCGCGCATAGAAATCCCGCGGCGTTTCCTTGTTCTTTCGCACGCCCTTGGCCGGGTTCTCCATGTTGGTGACTCCCCATTCCCTGGCGATGTTGTAGACGTGGGATAGCAGGGCGATCTCTCGATTCGCCCGAACCTTCGCCGTCCGCTTGTCCCGGTACTGGGCGATAACCTGCGGCGTCACCGCTTCGACTGGTGCATCGGAGAACGCTGCACGAAGTTGCTTCAGCGATAGCAGGTTGTCCCGCTGTGTCCGGGCTGCCTTCGACGGGACGATCTCCCGCTCGTATCGATCGAACACATCTCCCAGGCGCTTCATGGACTTCGGCATAGTCGTCCGTTCGAGCCGCGCCCATTCCGCTTTCGCCTCATCGAGGTCCCCGCCAAGCGGAATTTCTTTCTGTCCTCCTCCTGGCAGAGTCTGGTTGTAATAGTAGGCCACCCAGATCCTTCCCGACTTCAGCTTCCTCATCCTCCTGATCATCCTTGGCGGTAAATCCCTATTGCCTGGCTCCTTTGGGCGCATCTCAACTCACTCTCGACAGGTCCAGCGCCCAGGCGTCGGACGCAGCATTTGTGGCGTTCGGTTTCACACCGGCCAGCTTTAGCCGGGCATAGACGCGCCCTACAACCGGACGGCCGGCGGCGTTGCGCTCGTAGCGCCAACCGTGTGCGTCCAGCCAGGCGCATTGGGCAGCTTTCGATTTGCGGCCGATCATTGTGGCCAGCTCCTCGCCGTCGAGGAACTCAGATACTTCGGGCATGGGGAGTCCTTCGCCGGCCGGCGGCCAGCGGTGCGGGATGATAGGAGAGGATGAGCCGAATAGCGGACGCATTCGGCTCAGGTGATGAGGCGTTTACCGATCAGATAGGTAGGTAGCCTTGTAATAGCTGAAGACCTGCGGCGTGCAGCCCAGGAGCCTGGCGACTTCAACTCCTGAGAGTTCCTGTTCCAGCAAGGTCAGCACAAGCGGCCTTGTCTGTCTCACCTACTGTGACGGCTTGACCAGGTTCTTGCCGCGATTATCGGCTCGGTAGTACCGCTCGCGGATCGCTTGGTAGGGGATGCCGTAGCGGTCGGATATATCGCAGCGTGAGCCGCACGCCGCACACCAGGATTGTGACCGGGCGCGGCGCCATGTCAGGGACCTCGTATTTCGAAAGATGCGCCCGATGAGGTGATTCGCCGCTTGGAAGGGACGTCGATCAGCATCGGCCCGCTGTGGCTTGACTATGATCCTGGCGAGGTTTCGGACGGAGTCCGATAGAGTTATATGCCGGCGTGTCGTGGATCTGCTCCAGTTCGCGCGGTGCACTTGATGGGAGTGCGGGGGAGGAGCAAGGGGTGTATACCTTCAGCTCAGCCCGTGAAGGAGCAAGTACGATGTTCGTCGACAGAAATAGGCCGCTGCGGCTTGAGATTAATGGCGTCGATTACATCGTCAGCTTTGGTTGGCCATCGGACGCGGATGACACGCCGAACAAGGTCACGGTCTCTAGTGAAGACAAAATCATCTATCAAGCAGACATCGAAGCCGGTAGCCAGATGGAGGCCGAGCAGATAGCGGTGGATGACCTAAGAAAGTACCTCCAGAAGCGCTCCTAATCAGCCAGCTGCCGCGCCGTCGGTCAGGGCTTTTGGGCCAACGCGCCATATGGTCACGCGGGGGTGCTATACCTGAGGCTCGTCCCAGCCGAGGTATCAGCGATGCTTATCGAAGACACAGTTCGCGATGACGAGATTGAGCCGACCTGTCCAAAGTGCGGGGGGACTGAATTCATGGTGGTGAACAACAGCTACGTGCTTCGCGCCGACTTTCCTATTGCGATGGTTACCTGTGCGGACTCTGAATGCCTCGCAGTTGTCGGTACCCTGCCAGCGGACAGCGTTTGGAAGTCCAGCTAGGGCGCTGGCCCTTCGTGGATCGGGTCTATCTAGACCAGCAAGTCAGATAGGGATGCGGGTTGCGATGAAAGAGAAGACGCCATTGCGGACTGGATGAAGGCTATTGCCGCTTCCGCGTTGATCGCGTTGCCGTAGGCGCGCAGGCGTCCTACTCGGGAGGAAGCCCCATCAGCCAGCGGGAATGTGCCGGGTTCAACTGGCCGGAACTTGCCATCCCGGCATCCGAGCCAGTCAGCATCTCCCCAGAAGCCGTTAGCCGGACCGGGTCGACGATCGACGTCTGGTATGGCTGTGCCTGTCCCTTCGCCCTGGGTTCCTGCCTGTCGCCCTTGTGGTCCCGGCATGTTGGTGTAACCCACCCGGCCAGCTGCACCTGCAAGTTGAGCGGCGTCAGGCTCACGCCGCATTTGCCGCCGAGCTGACTCTTCCTCTCCAAAAACCGTTCGGTGCTCCCGCCGCACTCGCTCGCCGTCGGTGTCCCCCAGCCCGCCAGACAGGCGACTGCTGCCAGATCCGGTCCTCTCGATCGCATCGCTTCCCGAATGCCGCCCTCGAGCGAGCGGACGCCTTTGTGCGCGAGGCTGGCGGTCGGAGTGGGCCATCCAGTAGAGCCGGTCGCGGATGTTCGGAGCACCGACGCCCGCAGCCGGGAACGGGATGGCCCCGAAGGAGTACGCCATGGCTTCCAGGTCAGTCTGTACAAGGTCGATCCAAGGGTCTGCGTCTTTGCTCGCAACCTGCTCTCCAAAGATGACTGAAGGCTGGCGCTCGCGGATGAGCCAGTGGAAGTCCGGCCAGAGGTGCCGCTCGTCATCAAACCCAGCTCCCGCGCCTGCCTGGGAGAAAGGTTGGCAAGGACAGGAACCGGTCCAAACAGGTCGATCATCTGGCCAGCCGGCGCGGCGAAGAGCGTAAGACCACACCCCGATGCCGGCGAAGAAATGGCATTGGGTGTAGGCCTTGAGGTCGTCTGGTCTAACATCTCGGATGTCCCTCTCGTCGACGTCGCCAGGCGCGATGTGCCCGGCGGAAATTAGGGTGCGCAGCCACGCGGCCGCATACGGGTCGATCTCGTTGTAGTAGGCGGCCATGAAGTACTCGGGATACGTGCCAAGACGGCATGCCAGGGGGTATACATGCCAAGCACGAGTTGGTTTACGCTTGAGTCGCACCGCCCTGAAGCGTGGCTCTATCCATGTGAATAAGTGGTGTGTGAACGCCTGCGATGAAACCTTGCATAACTGCCAAGGTAGGGTCGCGGGCGTTTTCTTTTACGCCGCTTGCGTGCGCTCAACGTGCTGCCAAGCGCCCGTCACGTCGTAGATATGCGCCGCCTGCTCCTCGCTGAGGGAAACGCCGCAGGGGTTGGCTATCCAGGCGCTGCCTACGATGTGCCGGCGGTTGCAGGTGTCCATCAGGGCCCGGTAGTGCTCCTCGATCACCTCGGTGAGCTGGCCGGCCAGGTGGATGCCTGGTGTCGCGATCTCACTGGACTTGATGTAGTGCAGGCCGTTCTGGTCGATGCAGAAGGCGCTGAAGTAGATGACTCAGCGGTGTGCGATGTCGCAGACGGCGTTGACCAGGGCCACCCCGTGGCGGATCGGCTTGCCGGTCTTCAGGTGGACCAGGAACTGTCGGCCGTGAGGATCGATGTTGATCACCCCGACGTAATTGGTGCTCAACAGGGCCCGGCTGGCGCGCTCAACCCGCGCGCGAGTGTTGTTCGGCTTGCGCTTGCTCATTGGGAGCCTCCAGCGTTTGCAGCAGGTCGGCGAAGGTGGCAGCGTGCTGATCGGCTGCCCGCTTCTTAGATCAGGACTCAGCGGCGATACCCCGCACCCGGGGCGCGCTGCTGTTGAACTCGGCCGCCCGGGTCAGCTCACGCGGTGCCAGGTACGGCAGGGTGGCGATGCTGCCGCCGGCGGCCAGGTACTGCTCGACGGCATGGCCCAGGATGGCGCGCTGCGGCTCCCGCGCCCGGATGTCGTGGACGAAGTCGGGGATCATGCAGTGAGCTCCCCTTCAGTGCGCAGCAGGTTGTCCGCAGTGCGCCGTGCGGGCACCTTCTGGTCTGCCTTACGGTAGTAGTGGACCCAGGCGCCGTTGGCACGGCGCTCGGCGCGATAGGGCCAGCACTCGAAGCCCAGCATGCGGGCACGCGAAATCACTGCCGCCGGGCTACGCCCGATGATAGGTAGGGTGATCATGATGATGGTCTCGGGATGGCGCCGAGCGGCGCGGGGGAATAGGTGCCGGCTTCAGGGTTGAACCGTGGCCGGCGGTGATGCAGTGCCAGTGCCTGTTGTGTGCTAACTGGCGCGACTCCGTCTTCCTGCATCGGGGAGCGTCATGGGCTTCCTACGGCGCCCAGGTACTGAGGTCATGACACGGACCGGCTTCCCTGGGGTAGGTCGCAAGCGACCACCATGACGCTCTCCGATACAGTCCCCGTGACGTGGGGAATACGGCCTGGCCCTCGGCGGAGGTAGAAGCTGGTGACCAATGCCAGGCTGCCGGTGATGTGCGCTCCGCCGGCTGGCGCTCCTGGGTATCCGCTGAGGCGGCCCGCCAGGGCGGGGCTAGATCAGGTGGAGCGGGGTGGAGTGATCAGTTCGTTGAAACGTGACGTGTCACGCTGGGCGATCTGATCGGCAGAGTGAATCAGCAGGGTCAGCACCTCAGCGCGCTGCTCGAAGCCGCCAGCGGCGCAGATCCGGTCTAGCGCCTCGGCGGTGCGCTGGTACATCTCGAACGGCATCACCTGGTGGCCCAGGGCGGCCAGGCGCTCGGCCTCGCGCTTTCGTTGGTCAGCCTTTCGCTCGGCGGCGGTCTTCGGTGTGGTCATGCGTAGATCTCCGGGGCTTCAGCGCGGCGCATCATCCGGACCTGGGCGGTGCGGCGCTCCGGCGCGCGGCGGTCGCGGCGCATCGGGTCTTCATCAAGGGCGGCATGGGCAACCACCAGAGCAGCCAGCATCAGGCAGAGCGGGCTGATGATCTGGCGCTTCATGGCCTCGGCCACCAGCTGCGGGGCACGCTGGACGCCCAGCTTGAACATCGCGCTGCTCACCCGCTTGGTGACGGTCATGGGGGCGATCGCCATGTCACGGGCGATCTGCTTGTGGGTCAGGCCGCTGGCCAGCCCCATCACGCATTCCAGTTCTCGGGGAGCCAGGCCCATGCCTAGGCGTCCTTGCCATTGCCCGAATTCGATCACGGTGTGGATCCTTACGCCGCCGCGGCGTGGTACTGATACTGGTTGAGGAGGTCTTCAAAGCCGGCCAGCGTGCGCTGGAAGTAGAGCTTCAGGCCTGGAGTGGATGCCTGCCGCAGCTCGCGCCTGTAGATGGCCACGAGTTCTTCAACGTGCGGCAGGATGTTCAGGTGCAGGGTGGTCGGTGTGGCGGCTTCGATCTGAGCGCGAAGCCAGGCGACGTAGTGCTGATTCATGCTTGCGTCCTCTGCAGGCGAATGCCGCGGGAGATACCCGGCAGCAGCTTCAGGAATCCTTTCTTCTCCAGCGCCAGCAGGTGCTCGTGGGCGCCGTTGTGTGAGGTCATGCCCAGGGCCTTGGCCAGCTCGGCCCGGGTGGGAGGCATCTCGTGCTGCTGGATGAAGACCTCGACCGCCTCCAGCACCTGCAGCTGTCGCGGCGTTAGCTTCTCGGCCATGGCGGTCTCCTGTTCGTTTGTCTTCCCGGCTGGCCCTGACCATCCAAGGCCAGCGAGGAAAACTGCTCTCCGCCACGCGCATCGCCGGGGTCGTCCCTCAGGCCATCGCGCCTACAGGGCGGTGGATGACTGGCTTGCGTGGCTTCGCTCGGCAGGGTGTATTGCCGAGGCCAGTACCAGAGCTGGCATGGGAGCCGAAATTTGTAGCCCGCGCTGTACGCCTGGTGGCGGATCGGCTCGCGGGGGTCTCGAATTGTGTAAAGAGCAGGGCGGCTTTCGCTGCCGGGCAGTTGTCGCTGCCTGTGATTGAATAATCACGCATCGTGATTCATGAGTCAACACGTAATGTGATCATTTTTTGCGGGCGTGATCGTCGGTACGTGCGGGCTGGTTACCCGATGGACCGCGATTCGAATGGATGGGTAGGGCTTATCATGGCCGCCGTATCAGATTAGGAGACGACCCATGCCCCACAACCTCGCGAACCGATCAGCAGACGAGCGCCGTGCGATCGAGGATCACAAGGCTGAGCTGTTCGAGTTCTGGAAGGCAAACAAGGACCGCTGCAACGGTGACGCCGCGCGGATCTTCGGGGCGAAGGAGAAGAAGGGGAAGGGCTGGCGCGCCTGGGCCGACCTGGAGCTGGCCGGCATAGAGCCCCAGCAGTACCGCAACATGGTGCTCGCCGAGATGAACCGGCTGCAGAGCGGGAAGCCGCGGGAGTAGGAGCGAAAATCACTGCTCGCGAGCTTTGCTACAAGTCTTTTCCATTCGTTGCCAGCCTGCTACCAGCGACTATCTTTCAAATAGTAAGACTTAGCTGAGGTGGCATATGGATAGGTTGAGAGATCGTCTCGCTGCGCTTCGTCCTCCTATTGGCCATTTTCTGGAATGGAGAGAGGATGGCCTCCTGATCACGCTCCTAGATCCATCGCTACCGGCCAAGGTATCAAGGCTGGTTGATCGTAAGCACATGGCAGACGCCCAATACCTCAACCTGATTGTGCTACATGCTGTAAACGAACTCCGGAGCAAAGGCTCATTGGTGCCCTTAGAGGCCGATACCGTCCTCGTCAAACAGGGGGCGGAGGCGTCGGCAGAAACTTATAGCTGATGGCGCGATAGCAGAGCGTACGGCGCGCCTGGTGAGACGAGCCGACTGCAATACGGGCAGCTGCGGAGTAGGGCGGCCAGATACAGAAAGCCCGGCGCTGGGCCGGGCTAGGCTTCAAACGCAGCTACCGCCTTTGTGGTGAGAGCCTGTGCCGCCAACTGGATGGGTACCTTTGGGGCAGGCTTGGGCCAACATCGGGCCAGACAGAGCGAGCAGTAGGCCGAGCAGAACGACTTTCTTCATTGTAATCCTCCGTAACGACCACAATGGTCATGGAGGTTATCGGCTGATCAGACGTCTGCTAAAGGGCCAAGATTAGCCGTCTGAAGAGGCGGCAGAGCTGGAAGCCGCAGCACGAGGGGATAGTTACAGCTGGCGCCAGGTGTAAGTGTCGGAGCTGATCACGCCACCGTCAGCACTTACGTAGTCTACGGTTACGGACTTGGCTCCTGCCTTGTACCGCAGCTTTTCGTCCGCCGGATCCGTACGCCATCGACCAGTTTTCGAAGCCCAGATAATCTCCGATCCTTCGATCTTACATCGATACTCCCAGAGCGTGCCGTCGTTCTCCCTGACGTAGCTGAGACGCACGATGTCGCCATTATCCTTGGCACGGACGATCTTGGGGTCTCGTCCCATCAGCGCGGCAATTCCTGCTTTGCAGATGGCTGCTGCTGTAGGGCCGTCCGCGGCCAGCGCGGGGCTGCCAGTCATAACTGCTACCGTTAGGATCAGTGCTGTTTCTTTCATCCTGCTTCCGTGCGATGTGGGATCAGATACCGAAAGCCCGGCGCTGAACCGGATTTTAACTATGCAGCCTTGAGTGCCTTGGTGAGCTGCTCTGGAGACCGATACACCAGAACCGATGCGCACTCAGCCAGAGCCGAGGAAGCTTTTGCTATCTCGTTGGCTGCTGCTTCCTCAAAGATTACCGTTCGGCGAAGTCCGGGAATTGCGTTCTTCACGTCTATCATCTTGCCCAGTGCCTGGTAAACGGATGGCCAGTAGGGCGCATCTCCCACCGCGCTTATCGTCTGAATAACCTGGGCGTCAGCGGACTCAATTCCGATTGCGAAGGGGAATTTAAGCTGATGCCCACTCGCTCCAGTAATAGTGAAATTACGCTTCACCTTTCCCTGGAATGACTGCCGAAGTGCCGTTGATACAATCCGGTCGAATCGCGACTCCGATGTAACCTGCCATTGGCTACAGGCATAGCTGATGGCCGCCGCAGCGTCGATGATCTGCGTTAAATAAAAGGCAGCGTTTTCCCGGTCGCAAGCGACGAAAATCTCGCCAGCAGAAGACAGCTCAACGTGGTTTTCCAGCGCGATAGAGGCGAGGCGCTTTCCGCGCTGGGCAGTCGGTTGAATACCTACGGTCATCGCGTGGAAGAGGGTGTCTGCATTGTCAGAGATACGAACGCGTCCGCGCCCAATATCCTGGACGTAAGCACCGATCAGGTTGCCGTCATAGGGCACGGTCACATGGCTCTCCATGTAGACGACGTCATCAGTGACAGGAACGCAGGTCATCGCGAGCGCGTTCCCTAGCTCCGCGCAATTCATATCAGCCTCAGCTGGCCGGTTTGGCCGCTATCGTCAGGTAGGTTCAAGGGGGGTGCACCACTGATATTGGCACGACTCAGGAATAGCTGCCATAACCCTTCGGCAGGCTCTCTAGGTATAGGCTCGGCGTAGCCGTAGGACGCTTCTAGTACCGGTATGTGCATGTGAGGGTGACCGATTATCTGCTGATAAAATGGAAGCCCCATGCCGACCTTGTTTTTGTGCCTAGTGAACCCCCCTTCGTCTACCGCAAAGGATCGTGCGCTTTGTACGAAAAGTCCGAAATATAGGCGCTCGGGTGCACCTGGTACCGTTCCCGCCTTGTACTCTAGCTGGACGAACAGGCCCTCAATCGTCGTTTCTCCAACGAGAAGCGGTGCTCTGTATTTATAGGTCGATGGCCAGCGATGGACCGTGGTCAAGACCCACTCGATACGGTCTAAGCCGAACCAGTACTTTGGCAGGTCGATACCATGAGTTGCATCTGCGTAAGGAATCAAGGCGGACAACCCCATCCTTCCTCCAAATCCATCTTCCTAACGTTGAGCCCGATCATACCTGCGTCTACCATTCCTTGCCCCTAAGCCCCTCCATGCACTCCTTCACGTCATCATCAATCACGCTGCCCGGCTTGATGCGCTCATGCATGGAGCGGCGAGGGCCACGGTTGTCGATGCGCTCCTGTCACCCTACCTGCGCCAGCGCTTGTTTGGCTCCGTCCCCCATTGGGCCTTTGCCAGCGGCCCAGCTTTGCAAGATGGATTTCTGGGTATAGCTCGTCGCTGCCTCGACTGCCGGGCGAATTGCGTTCGCGGCCTGGGCGAGGGCGGTGTCTTCGGCGAAGACAGGGGTGGCGAGAAAGAGGGTGACCGAGCTGGTCAGGAGGTATCGCATACAGGCTTCCTTGCTGTGTGATCACCAGGGGGCTTTAGCTGGTCGCTTCGAAAGCGGCGCTACCAGAGTTCAAAGAAGAAGAATGAGAGGATAACCAGCGCAATGGTCCCGAATACTGCAGCAAACAGGACGCCACCGACGTAGGCCGTGCTTTTTTTCGACATCGAAACCTCCAGCACCTGGCTGCCGTTACTCCATCTTCCTGACGTTCAGCCCGATCAGCACCCGTGCGTGGATGCTGATGTCTGCCAGGTTGGCTTCCCAGTGGTCGTATTTCGCGCGATTGTCCGAGATGACTCGAACCAGGCCCGGGCCAATGTGCTGCAGACGCTTGATGTGCGCCATGTTGTCGAAACTGAAGACATACACTCCATCCTTGGTCATGCCCTCTACGCCGCGATCGACCATCAGCGGATCCCCGTCAGAGAAGGTGGGCTCCATGCTGTCACCGAAACCAGTGATCACGGCTAGGTTCGGCACTCCGGTGTGATTCAGGCGCTGCTGTCGCACCCACTCCCGGTCAATCACCAACTGCTGGACGATCTCCATGTGGTCAGGCACGACGATCCCCGGGCCCATTGAGGCATGGATGTCGAACTGCGGGATCACTAGAAAGCGCTCATCGACGATGGCAGCCAACGTCTCAGCGATCACTGGGCGCGCGTAGCTCTTGCCGTCTGATAGCAGCTGGGCTGGATCTATGCGCAGCACCTTCGCTATCAGGGATATGTCTTCCAGCGTTGGCTCGCGGGTGTCCTTTTCGTAGTTGGCTACCCGCGACTGAGATGCCCACCCGCAGGCCTGAGCCAGCTTCGCCTGGGACATCTTCGCCTCATTCCTATAGTGCGCAATGCGCGATCCGAGCGTCTTCATGGGCGCGATGTTAATCACGGAGTGAAATGGTTTCCGCTCACTTATTGTGATTGCCTCAAACACGATATGTGATTATCCTGGGCATACCTATCACAGGAGTCCGTCGATGAACCGCATCGCTGAGTTCAGGGAGGCCGCGGGCATCACTCAGGCGGCGCTGTACCGGAAGCTCAACTGGAAGCAATCCAGGTTGGCCAACTATGAGTCGGGTGCTCGTCCGCTAAAGCTCGACGACGCTCGGTTGATTGTGAAGGCCCTCAACGCGCTGGGCGCGAAGTGCACCTTGGACAAGGTGTTTCCACCCAAGGCCCGGGCTCAAGAGGCCGCCTGACCATGGAACCCATTATCCGCGTCATGGCGTTGCGCCAGCAGTCACGCGGGATAGCTGTGATTCCGTCCAGTACGCGAATCGCAGGCACAAAAAAACCCGGCGGCAACCGGGCTTCGAAGTAACGCAAACAGGTGACCATTATGAATCGTTTCGCTGCAGATTCAAGCGGCAAGGCAGAGCGCCATGGCCGGTGACTGGATCAAGTTCGAACTGACCACCCTGGACAAGCCCGAGGTGTGCCAGATCGCCGATGAAGCCAACATCGATTCCGACGCGGTGGTGGGCAAGCTGCTCCGCGTATGGGGTTGGTTCGATCAGCAGACCTCCGAAGGTAACGCTCCTAGCGTTAGCAAGCGGTTACTGGATCGCCTGGTTGGCGTTACTGGCTTCTGCGATTTGATGCGCAAGGTCGGCTGGATGGTTGAGGCCGACGGCGTGATCAGCATCCCCAACTTCGAGCGTCACAACGGCAAAACCGCCAAGAACAGGCTTCTCACGGCCAAGCGCGTAGCCAACCACAAGGCCGCTAACGGTAAAGGTAACGCTCGCAGCGTTAGCGATGCGTTACCTAGAGAAGATGTAGAGAAGAGAGAGAAAGAGCAAGAGCCAAGAGCTGGCGCCGCAGCGCCGCAACACCATGCCGAAGCCGCTCCCGAGACCGATCAAGCCAAGACCCGGGCAAGCCGCCTGCCGAAGGACTGGGCTCTCCCTGAAGACTGGGCGGCCTGGGCTCTCACCGAACGTCCCGAGTTCAACGAGCAGCAGGTCCGTGCCATCGGCGCCACCTTCGCCGACTTCTGGCACGCCAAGGCCGGGAAGGACGCCTGCAAGCTCGACTGGCTCGCGACCTGGCGCAACTGGATTCGCAACCAGAAGGCCCCAGGCGGCAACGTCCGTCAGCTGCCCAGCCGGCACGTCGGCCTGAACGAACAAGACTATTCCCGCGATCTGGAGGCCAACGGCGATGGCACCTACCGGTTTTAACTCGTTGCTCGAACGCACCCAACGCCTGGCAGGCATCGTCGGCCAGGAACAAGCCACCTGTGATCGCCATGGCGCCTACGAGGCCCAGGTATTCCGCGATGAGCGCCGCTCTGGTTGCCCGGCCTGTGCCGAGGAAGCCCGCGAGAAGCGCGAGGCGGAGGGGTGGGCCATCCAGCGCCGGCAGGGCGTCGTGGCCAAGCTGGAGCGCCGCCTGGGGAGCGCAATGATCCCGCCGCGCTTCACCGGCAAGACCTTCGAGAGCTACCGCGCTGAGACCGCCGAGCAGAAGAAGGCCCTGGCCTCCTGCCGCCGCTACGCCGAGCAGTTCACCGAGAACGCCCAGGGTGGCCGCTGCATGCTCCTGCTGGGTAAGACCGGTACCGGCAAGACTCACCTGGCCGCCGCCGTCGCCCAGTACGTCATCCGCGAGCACGGCGCCACCGCCATTTACACCACCGTCAGCCGCATCTGCCAGCACATCAAGGGCAGCTTCGGTAGCGATGCCAGCTACACCGAGGCCCAGGCCATCGAGCTGTTCGCACAGGCCGACCTGCTGGTGATCGACGAGGTGGGCGCCAGCCGAGACAACGACTTCGAGCGCACGAGCATCTTCGAGGTGGTGAACAAGCGCTACGAGGAGATGAAGCCGACCGTCCTGGTTTCGAACCTCTGCGCCACCAAGTTCGAGGCGAGCGTAGGTGACCGCACCGCTGACCGGCTCCGCGAGGGTGGTGGCTTCGTCCTGCTGTTCGAGTGGGATAGCGCCCGCCGAGGTGCTGCATGAAGGCCTGCTGGTTCGTTCTGCTCCCAGGCCGCCCGCCGTTCGCAATGGTCGGCGCTCAAATCAACCGCGACGAGGCCCTGACCTGCGCTCGCATCATCTGGCCGGAGGCCGACGTAGCATGATGTTCACCGAGCAAGAGATGACCGAGGCCCGCCGCCTGGCCTACGACCAGGGCTTCAACCGTGGCAGCGGTATGGACCCCAAGGTTCAGCACACCGAGGCCTACATCCACTTCCGCGAGCAGGAGCTGGCCCAGCCGGTGAAGCGCGAGCGCAAGGCTCCAGCACCGCGCCGCCCAATCGGCGACTGGCTGGGTGACGGGGAGGGCCGTAACCAATGAGCCGCGCCCAGTCCAAGAAGCTCCGCGACAGCGCTCGTGGCCAGGAATGCACCCTGCGCATCCCGGGCGTCTGTAACTTCAACCCCGAGACTACAGTGCTGGCTCACGTTGCCTGCGGCCAGAAGGGCATAGGCCTGAAGAGCCCGGACAACATGGCCGTGTTCGCCTGCATCTGCTGCCACGACCTGCTCGACGGCCGCCGCCAGGGCGAGCTGGATCAGCGCGACGTGATCCGGGCCCTGGGCGAGACCCAGGCGATCTGGATCAGTCAGGGCCTGATGACGATCAAGGGTGCCGCATGACCGGAATCGTGCTGCCCTGGCCTCCCAGCAACAACACCTACTACCGCCGCGTCGGTGCCAGGACCCTGATCAGCGAGAAAGGTCGCCAGTACAGCCGCGCCGTGACCCAGCTATGCGCCGTGGCCAGATTGAAGCGCAGGGAAGGGCGCCTTCAAGTGGTCATCACGGCCTGCCCGCCAGATCGTCGTCTGCGCGACTTGGACAACATGTTCAAAGGGCTGCTCGACGCGCTCACTCACGGCGGTGCCTGGGTCGATGACAGCCAGATCGATGACCTGCGCATTGTCCGCGGCCCGGTGACTGCTGGCGGCGCGGTATCGGTTGAGATTCAGGAGATCCCGGCATGAACCACCCAGCACAAGACCTGGCCGGCCTGGCCCGGCAGATCCTCGGCCACTCGCTGGTCGTCTTCCTGACCCACCACGACGAGGCTCACCAGGCAGCGCCGGAGAACGCACGCGAGCTGATCGCCGAGATCAATGCCCTGGCCGCCCAGCACCTGGCCACTGCCAGCGATGAGGACCTGCGCCGCCGGAAGATGGTGCTCCAGTCGCTCTACATGAACGCTGCCAGCACTGCGCACGCCTGTCGCGGCTACCAGTCGGCCCGACGCCCCGGCTCTCGCCTCGGTGGGCGCATCTGGAAAGACCGCTCCAGCGTCAACAAGTCAGGCGAGCAGAAAGCACAACGTGACATGTCACACGCCCTCGGCGAGATGGAAGACATCCAGAAGGAGATCGACCGGAGGGCCAATGCGCAAGCAGCACGGGCCTGACCTCACCCGGAAGGTGATGCCGATTTCGCATTGCGTGACATGTCACGGGCGAGGCGTCACCAAGGGCGTCTTCTACGAGATGCAGTGCTACACCTGCGCTGGTACCGGCTGGGTCGACTACACCACCGGCCAGGCAATGCCCGCCGAAGATCTGGTTTTCACCCTGAGTCACCGCCTCCTGCACCTGGAACAGCAGCTGGCCACCCTGCAGCGGATGCAGCCCTACGAATTGAGCAACCGCCGCGGCCCGCACGGCTCGCACCGCACCGGAGACTGACCATGCAGAGTTTCAGCAGTAGCAAGGTATCCACCCTGGTTCGCATCCTCCTCGCCGGCAGCGAGGGCAAGACCGCATCTGCCGCCTGGGTGGACGCTGACCAGAATGGAAGAGGGGGCTTCGGTGGCCTGTCGCGCCAGGAGCGCTTCGAGCTGGACTGCGAGTACCGGGCCTTCCTGCGCAAACACCTGAAGGAGCGCCACTGGGATGCCCTGATCGCTCGCTACACCATCGAGCCGACCGACCGCGCCCCGGCGATCAAGCGCCTGGCCCGGATCATCGCCACCCCGGCGCACGACCACTTCAAGTCCTACGCCGTCCTGGCCTGGGCCATGCCGCAGCGCGCCGGTGTCGAGGGCAAGCGATCCACCATCGTGCTGCGCGAGAACATCTACGACATGGCGCGTTGGGACAACAATCGGGGCACCTCCGAGCGAACCATGCGGCGCTGGCGGGGCTACATCCACGAGATGCTAAACGAGGCTCTGGATTTGGCGATTGCTGCTGCGATTCATCTGCTGGAAGGTCAGGAATTGTTCGAAAGAGAAGTTGCTTGACAGGAATGGCCGTTTGGCCGAACATTTCCCTATCTTGCCGATCCTGCGAATGATGAAGACGCGGTCGGAAACTAAGCCTGGCCACCGAGCCGGGCTTTTTTATGCCTGCTCCAAAAACAGAAGCCCCGCCAATGTGCGGGGCTTTTGCGTATCTGGAGGGAAAAGAGGGCGACCACCGACGGTGTTACGAGCACCGCCGGCGGACACCAACCTGCAGTCGATACCTGCAAGCCAGCCAAGGCCCCCTGCTCGCGCGAGCGTGGCGGAGCCTAGCAGACCGAGGCTTTGCAGACCATGTTGAAAGATTGCCGTTGTGGACAGTGCAACCGACTACTCGCCCGCATGGGTGAGTTCACCGAGCTCCAGATCAAATGTTCCCGCTGCGGGACGTTGAATCATGTGAAGGCCAAGAGCCTCGAGCAATCGCCTCTGAGCGACATGAGAGCAGCCCAAGCTGCACTACCTACTCATCAAGCAACGAGGTAACACCAGATGGCTACTGCACCCTTTGATCTTCACTGGAGCCTGACCACTCCCAAAGTGGATACCAGTACTGGCAATGCGATCACCTATAAGCCTTCCGAGCTGCCCACTTTGGTCAGCGATTACTTCAAAATCACTGACTCCTATGTTCAGTTCATCGCGCCGGTCTTCGGCACGCCGACCAAACAGTCTACAAAGACTCGTAGCGAGCTGCGCGAATACACGGCCGATGGCAGCGCTGAGCAGAACTGGAAGGCTATTGGTGGTACTCATTCGATCGGCGCGGCCCTTGTAGTGAAGGATCTTCCGGATTCTGACGGAAAAGGTGGCGCCTTCATCGGTCAAATCCATGTCGAAAACGGCAAAAATCCCCTGCTCAAATTCAAGTGTGAAGACGACGGGAAAGGAACTCGAAATCTGATCGTATCGTTCCGGGCGGACCCTAATCCTGACACTCCTACGGCGAACAGCACGCTGATGCATGGCGTAGCAAAGGATGCCCGAATCCAGTACTACGCCAAGGTCAATTCCTTGGGCCAGCTGTCTGCCTATTTCGAGGTAAATGGTGACCGGAGACCTTTCTCTGGAGACCTCTCGCTGTGGGTGGATGAAAACCCCAATACCGAGTTTTACTTCAAGGCGGGCGTCTACAACGATGTAGCTCCTGAGGCCTCTACCGGCGACAAGGATACTTCTGAAGCCTGGTTCTACAAGCTCACTACTACCCATTCTTAATGGGTTAGCAGCACAAGCCCAGCCATAGCGCTGGGCTTTCTGATTTCTAAGCTTTTGGACGGCTTAAATTTGCGCATTCGCTGGTTAAAAGTCGATTAACTCGACCTGTTTTTCTTTTGGAATGGGACTACATTAGCCCGCCCGATGAATTTTCTCCGTTCTACGTAAGTTTTTGAGTCTGGCTGTTCCGGCAATTGGGTGGGGCCAGCCTTAATGCAACTCATCAAGCTAGCGGCAATGTCTGCCATCGCACATACATCCAATATGGTGCTTAAGAGTTGCTCAGAAGCTGCGGCGCGATAAGTGATGGAGTCAGTCACCTCAATGCGCCAACATTTGTGGTAAACGTCTGGCTGTATAAGATTAACCTCGAAGTTACAGGGAAAGAATTCTTTAACATACGAAGCTGTGGCTCGGGCGTGCTTGTTATTTTTCATTCTTGTCTCCTCGTATTCCATGTGCCGCCCTCGGATATTTGCATGGCACTGTACGGCTCGCTCAAGCGCTAGCGACGATAACCGGTGTGGGCATCGGCGTTGAAGCGCTAAAAGCGAGCCGCTATGTTCGGACGATTCATGGGCCTTCGGACCACTGGTGATAGTGGCCACTGAACAGAAAACTCTCGGACGCTTCTTATGACGGGCAAATTCCGCGAAACGAGAGCTAAAATGGCTGAGAAATTAATAGGTACAGTGGAGGGTGGCACCACTCCGGAGTGCGTGCCGTCTACATTGGAAGAGAGACAGCGTGGAAAAGCTGAAATACGCAAGCAGAAGGCCGAAAAACTACGGCGGCAGAGCCTTTTGGCGCGCCCTCTAGTAGCTGATAGGGCCGACAAGCTGGTGCCGTGATAATCAGGACCATTGGTAATAGTGGCCCTTGAACCAGTATCTGCTTTCCACCTCAAATTAAGTGAGACCACTTACGGTCTCACCGCGAGGTGGCAAATGATCATTCCGACCAAAAGGTGGCGAACATTCAGTTCGCCGGACGCTTCAGCCTTGCTCGCAAGATCACTGCATGGACCATATGTAATGCCCTTGGAATTCATGAGTGCGCAGGCGGCTAACCCAGACCAAGCCGAGCCATTAGGTCCTGATGATATGGATCCGGTCGACCAGACTGATGTGGATCCAGAGGTTTTCGATGAGCCGGTGACTGGTGAGAACGACGACCAAGAGCCAGCTCCTCAGTAATTCGTAGAAAATGAAATTTAGCCCAGCCATTGCTGGGCTTTTTCATTTCAGACGAATGCGTAGGCTTATGCGCGAACATGTATCAACAAGCGCTGGCTTGAGGTCCAGGACGCCGAAAGTCAGCACCGGCTCCCTGTTCCAAGAATGGTGGCAGCACCCCTGTGTCCCACAAAGTCGCGAATGACCGGGACGACAACATCTGCCCGCCGGGGAAGCGCCGGCATCACCCATCAAGGCTCGCATCTGCGGGCCTTTTTTTATGCCTGGAAGAGGGCGCACCGCGAGGGCAAGCCAGTGAATTTCAGTCTGGAAGCCATCCTGCTCTGGTGCCTGCCAGGCTTTCTGGGTGGCTTCGGCGGCGTGATCGCCTACATCTCGAAGCTCACCACGAAGAACCGGTTCTCTGCCGGCATGTTCATCACGAAGTTCCTAACCGCCTTCTTCGTGGGGCGCGCGTTCGGCTACTTCTTCCCTGTCACCAGTGAAGTCCACTACGGCTACATCATGGTCCTTGGCTTCGCAGCCTCCCCGGTCATCGCGATCCTGGAGGACAAGGCCAAGGCCTGGGCGAGTCGACTCAGCCCGCCAGGAGCAAGCTGATGCTGCTGATCACCATCTTCGCCATGCTGACCTACAGCCTAGTAGTCGCACGATGCGGCTGGTTCATCTGGCAGGGAGGCATTTACCGGCAGGACGATCGGGCCGAGGTCGCGCATATCGTATGCGCCTCGCTGCTCTACCTGATCACGCTGGTGTCGCTCTGGGTGTTCGAGCCATGGAAGCTGATCAATAACAGCATCGTCGGCGCCATGGTCCTCGCCCACACAATCTTCTGTGGCAGCTACTTCTACCGTCGCATCGGCGCCCTCATGGATGGCCGCGACCGGCGCAAGCTGTCTCATCGCCGCGCATCGAGGGCGAACCCATGAAGCAGATCAAGAGCGGCGCCCGCTGGCTGCTGACCTGTATCGCCCTGCTGGTTTTCGGTACCGGGCTTGGCTACTTCGGCCGCACCTGGGAATGCCGGTCCGGTACCCAGACGGTGTATGTCGCAGCACCAGGCTTCGAGTCCGGCGCCATGGACCTGCCCGCCAAACTGTACCGTCTGCAGGTCTCGTCCTGCACGCTGCCTGCCCAGTGGGGTGGCGATAAGCCGCCGTTGGAGGGTTACCCATAGGCATGGCAGGATGAGACTCCAATCACACTGGAGTACATGCAATGTCAGATTTTAAGAAGGGCGATGTGGTGCAGTTGAAGAGCGGCGGCCCGAAGATGACGGTATCTGAGGTGGATAATTGGTCGCCACATGGACCTGAAGAAGGCGCCAAATGCGTTTGGTTCGAGAAGACCAAATCGTTCGAGCAGATCTTCGATGTAGCGGTGCTTCAGCACTACAAGGCGCCAGGCGCCCTATTTATGGGTCGGGCATAGCCTTCAGGTCGACGGCTCCTGGCCTAAGTCTGGAGTCGTCACTCTGGAGGTTGCATGATCAAGATCACTGCCCAGGGCCTCACCGATCAGCTATCTGAGCTGACCGACCTTGAGCAGCGGCAGATACCCTTCGCTACAGCGCTCGCGCTCACCCGCACTGCCAAGGACGTGAAGGCCGCTATTGAGGCAGAGATGCCCACCGTGTTCGACCGACCCACGAATTGGACGCTGAACAGCCTGCGCCTGATCCCTGCTCGCAAGGACAGACTTCTGGCCAGGGTGTGGATCAAGGACGAGGCGGACAAGTCTTCGCCTGCGACCAAGTGGCTGGCACCCGAGGTCTACGGTGGTGATCGCCCAGACAAGCGCAGCGAAGCAATGCTGCGGGCTCGGGGCATCCTGCCTGCCGGCAAGTACGTGGTGCCAGGTGCAGGGGCTGACCTCGATCAGTACGGCAACATCAAGCGGGGTCAGCTGACCAAGGCGCTGTCCGGCATCCGAGGCTTGGGTGAGACGGGCTACAACGCCAACGCCACCGACAGCAAGCGCAGCCTGGCCAAGCGGAACGCTCAGTCGTTCTTCGTGCTGACCAAGGCGGGCAAGCCCATTGGCATAGCTCGACGCAATGGTCGCAAGCGCGAGGACCTGAGCATCTTCCTGGCCTTCGTAGACAAGCCGACCTATCGCAAGCGCTTGGACTTCTTCGGCATCGGTGAGCGTGTGGCCAATGAACGGCTCGCGTTCCACTTCGAGGAAGCCATGTCGCAGGCCCTGCGAACCCGCCGCCCATAGCAACGCACCACTATGGTGCGGGGTTGGGGTCTTGGGTCCTTCCCGTGGGAGGGCCCATTGGGGGTGATTCGAGCCCCGTTTTCTCTCTATTCACGGACCTTTTCTAGGACTTCCGTTTCCGGTTCCGGTTGGGCATCTCATGGCAACTCAGATCGAAGTGGCGAAGCACCTCGATCTCAGCGATCGTCAGGTGCGCAATCTCCTTACAGACGGCGTCCTGCCTGGATCCAAGGGAAAAGGCGGCTATGACATCGAAGCCTGCCGCCTGGCCTACATCCGACACCTGCGGGGGCTGGGAAACAGCCAGGTCAAACCGGAAATGGACCCGGAGCAGGGCGACATCGACCCGCTCATCGAGTACCGGCTGACGCAAGAGCGTCTGCGACTCACTGCGGCCCAGTCCGAGGCTCAGGAACTCAAGAACGAGGTGACCAAGAAGCGGCTGATCCCGGCCGACTTCATCACCTTCGCCTTCGCCAAATTCATCCCGGCCGCCGGCTCGATCTTCGACACGGTGGTCATGACGCTGCGCCGTCGACATCCCGACCTCACCCCGGGCCAGCTCGACTCCATTGGCCGAGAGCTGACCAAGGCGCGCAACACCATCGCCCAGGCGGCGGAACGCCTACCGGAGTGGCATGACGAGTTTATCGATAGCGCAGATTGAGGCCTGCCAGGCGGCGATGTCTGCCGGCTTGCTGTCTCTGCGCCGCGATTCACCGCAGACGCCGGTGGCCTGGGCGGACGATCACTTCTACCTCTCCAGCGAGTCGTCCTACCAGGAAGGCCGCTGGGAGACGCTGCCCTACCAGGTGGCCATCCTCAACGCGATGGGGAACGACGAGATCCGGGTGGTCAACGTGATCAAGTCGGCCCGGGTCGGCTACTCGAAAATGCTGCTGGCGGCCTCGGCCTACCAGATCGAGCACAAGCGGCGGCACATCGCGTTCTTTCTGCCTGACGATGGCAGTGCGGACCTCTTCATGAAGTCCGAGATCGAGACAATGATCCGCGACGTAGGCGCTGTCCGTGAGCTAGCGCCCTGGCATGGCAAGAAGCACCGGGACAACACGCTCGACATCAAGAAATTCAGCCACGGCAAGCAGCTGTGGTGCCGCGGGGGCGCTGCGGGCAAGAATTACCGGGCGATCTCCGCTGACACCGTCATCTATGACGAACTGGCGGCCTTCGACCACGACATCGACAAAGAAGGCTCGCCGCTGGTCCTGGGCGACAAGCGTATCGAGGGCTCGACGTTCCCGAAGTCGATTCGAGGCAGCACACCGAAACTGCGCGGCCCCATCGACCGGGGTGGCTGTCAAATCGAAGGCGCCGTCCAAAAGTCGCCGCATTTGTTCCGCTTTCACCTGCCGTGCCCGCACTGCGGCGCCGAGCAGTACCTGAAGTGGGGTGGCAAGGACTGCTCCTTCGGGATCAAGTGGGATCCGGCCAAGCCCGATGACGCCTGGTATGTCTGCGAGGTGACCAGCTGCCTGATCCGCTATCCGGAGGCGCTGGAGGCTCAGCGCCTGGCGCGCTGGGTGTGCGAGAAAACCGGCATCTGGACCCGCGATGGCTTCGATTTCTTCGACGCCGAGGGCCAGCCGATCCCGACCCCGGAGTCGCTGAGCTTCCACATCTGGACGGCCTACAGCTTCTTCGTGTCCTGGGGCCGCATTGCCCAGGACTTCCTGCAGGCCAAGGGCAGCCGCAGCGACCTGAAGACCTTCGTCAACACCACCTTGGGCGAGACCTGGGAGGAAGACCAAGGCGAACGACTGGAATGGGACACGCTGCTGGGACGCCGCGAGGTCTGGCAGGGCGAGATACCGGCGCAGGCCGTGGCGCTCACCGGCGGCGGCGACACTCAGGACGACCGCTACGAGGGACGCGTCTGGGCCTGGGGCCCGAACGAGGAGTGCTGGCTGGTCTATCGCTTCGTGCTGATGGGTGATCCTGGTGGGGAAGAACTGCGCCGCAAGCGAGATCTGGAGCTTCACCGGCAGTTCACCCGGGCCGATGGCCTGGTGATGAAGGTTGAGCGCTGGTGCTGGGACGCCGGCGGCCACTACATGGACCAGGTCTGCGACGACAGCAAGAAGAACGGCGTGCTCTGGATGATCCCCATCATCGGCGCGCCGATCTACGGCAAGCCCATCGCGAGCTTCCCGACCAAGCGCAACAAGCACGGCGTCTACCTGACCACGGTCGGTACCGACAACGCCAAAGAGCTGTTCTACAGCCGCCTCCGGCTGCCGCTGGACGTGGCGAAGAGCCAGGCCGGCATCTCTCAGCCGCAAGTGGTTCACCTGCCAGCCAACGACCTCATCTGCGATGAGGCGGAGGTCAAGCAGATGACCGCCGAGAGCAAGGTGCTGAAGCTGGTCGGTGGCGTGCAGCAGTACCGGTGGGACAACAAGGGGCGCCGGAACGAAGCGGGCGACTGCTTCGTTTACTCCCTGGCCGCGCTGCGGATCAGCCAGCAACGCTTTGGCTTGGACCTGAACGCCCTGGTGGCCGCCCCCGAAGCCGGCGGCGACACCGCTGCAACCGAACAGCCCCGCGAGCGGGCGCGCAAGAAATCTGACTTCTGGAACCGATGACCATGGCCTTCACCCGCGAACAGCACCAGGCGCTGCAGGAGGCGATCGCCAATGGCGCGCTGACCGTGGACTTTAACGGCCGGCGCGTCACCTATCGATCGCTCGACGAGATGATCCGCATCCTGTCGCTCATGGAGCGCGATCTGGGCGGCAACCAGGTACCCAACGACCGGCGGCGCTACGCCGGCTTCTCGAAAGGCCACTGACATGGGTGTGATCGACGACTGGTTTCCCGGCCTGGCCGCGAAGCGCGCTGAGCAGCGCCTGAAGAAAGCCCGCGCCGACACCGTGCGCGACATGCTGACCCGGCGCTTCGAAGGCGCCGCCGGCGGACGCCGCAATGAGGGATGGCGCAGCACCGGAACTGATGCCAACGCTGAGAACGCTCCGGCCCTGGCCAAGCTACGCAACCGCGCCCGCGACCTGCGCCGGAATAACCCCTACGCCGAGCGGGCCATCACCGGCATCGCCGACAATGTGGTCGGGGCCGGTATCGTGCCGCGGCCCCTGGCTCGATCTGACCGGGCCAACAAGAAGCTGGGCGACCTCTGGCGTGTCTGGGCTGAGACCACTGTCTGCGATGCCGATGGCCTGGAGAACTTCTACGGCCTGCAGCACAAGGGGCTTGAAGTCGCTGCGGGTGACGGCGAGGTGCTGCTGCGCCGTCGCCGCCGCTTCAGCTCCGACGGCCTGCCGGTCCCCCTGCAGATCCAGATGCTGGAGGCTGACTTCCTCGACGAGAGCAAAGACGGGCCGATAGGCGCGAATCGCATCATTCAGGGCGTCGAGTTCGACGTCATCGGGCGCCGAGTCGCCTACTGGCTCTTTGACGAGCATCCCGGCGCCAACGCTGCCTGGGGCTCGCTTACCTCCAAGCGGGTGCCGGCGGAAGACGTCATCCACCTGTACTTGCCCAAGCGCCCTGGTCAAGCCCGCGGCTTCACCTGGCTCGCGCCGGTGATGCAGCGGATGCGCAGTCTGGACGAGATGGAAGACGCCGTGATGGAGCAGGCCAAGATCTCGGCTTGCTTCGCGGCGTTCGTCACTAAGGGCGACCAGGCGACCAGCAATACCAAGTCCCCGCTGATTGACCACGTCGAGCCCGGCATCGTGCAGGAGCTGGGCCTGGGTGAGAGCGTTAGCTTCGGCACGCCGCCCACCTTCAACGGGTACCAGCCCTATAGCTGGCAGAGCCTGCACGCGATTGCCGTTGGCCTGGGTGTCCCCTACGAGCTGCTGGCAGGGGACCTGAAGGGCGTCAACTTCTCCAGCGGCCGCATGGGCTGGCTGCACTTCGCCCGCCGGGTGGACGTTTGGCAATGGCGGATGCTGATCCCGCAGCTGTGCGAGGGCGTCTGGCGCTGGTTTATGGAGGCCCAGGCCTTGCTGCCGGGCGGCGTACTGGAAGATGCCCGCGCCGAGTGGGTACCGCCGCGCCGCGACATGGTGAACCCGAGCGAAGAGACCGAGAACCTCAAGGAGCGCATCCGCAACGGCCTGACTACCTGGCAGGACGGACTGCGGGAGCTGGGGGTAACCGATCCCGACGCCCACGCCGAGCAGATCGCCAAGAACAACGCCCTGCTGGACAAGCACGGCCTGATCCTCGACTGCGATCCGCGCCGCGTGGCCACCGCCGGCGCCGCCACTCCGGCGGATGCCAGCACCGATTCCACCGACGACAAAACTGACGAGAGTAAATCCGATGCCGGAAGCACTGACTCCCAAGACGCATGAGACCCCGCTTCGGGTGCTGCGGGCCGCGGTGCGCCCCGGCACCGTTGATACCGAGGCCCGCACCGTCGAGCTGGTATGGACCACCGGAGCCAAAGGCCGCCGCTGGGCCTGGGACGTGGGCAGCTACATGGAAGAGCTGGACCTGTCGCCAGATTCGGTCCGCCTGGAGCGGCTGAACAACGGCGCGCCGCTGCTCAACACCCACAGTACCTACGACCTGGACGACGTTCTGGGCGTGGTGGAGCGCGCCTGGATAGAAGGCGGGGAAGGCCGGGCCCTGGTCCGCTTCAGCGAGCGCGAGGAGGTGGAGCCCATCTTCCGCGACGTGAAGAGCGGGATCCTCCGCAACATCAGCGTCGGCTACGCCGTTCACAGCTACCAGGTGATCGAGGCGGAAGACGACAAGCTGCCGACCTACCGCGCCATCGACTGGGAGCCCCTGGAGCTCTCTCTGGTGCCGGTCGGCTTCGACGACGGGGCCAAGACCCGCAACGCGGAAAACCCCGCCGAGTACAAGGGCCCCCGTTTTCAAACCCAATTCAATGTCCGGGAGGCCCAAGCGCCTGCCGAGCAACCGGCCGCCGTGGCCACTACCCAAGAGGAACCTGTGATGACCGAAGAAGAGAAGCGCGCGGCCGAGCAGCAACGCCAAGCCGAGCAGCAGCAAGCGATCGATAACGAGCGCAAGCGCTGCCTGACCATCCGCCAGATGGCGCGCAAGGTTGGCCTGGGCGATGACGAGGTCGAAGGCCTGATCGAGCGCGGTGTGTCGGTGGCTGATGCCAGCGCTGCTCTGATCGACAAGGTCGCCGAGCGTCAGCAGGCCCAGCAAGGCCAGAGTCGCAACAGCCAGGCCACCGTGACCAGCACCACCGACACCGGCGTGCTGAATGCCAAGCGTGATGCCATGCAGGCCGCGCTGATCCATCGCTGCGATGCCAGCGCCCAGCTGCCGGAAGCCGCCCGCGAGTTCCGCGGCATGCGCCTGGTGGACATGGCTCGCGAGTTCGTGACCCTGTCCGGCGGTAACGCTCGCGGCATGACCGCTCAGGAAGTGGCCCGCGCCGCCCTGGGCTGCGATCGCCAGGCTGTACGCGCTGCCGGCATGCACACCACCAGCGACTTCCCGCTGCTGCTGGGCAACACCGTCAACCGCACCCTGCGCGCTGGCTACGAGCTGGCCCCGCAGACCTGGCGCGTCCTGGGTCGCCAGACCACCGTGCCGGACTTCCGCGAAGTGACCCGCGCTGCCCTGGGCGACATCGCCGCTCTGGAGAAGGTGAAGGAACACGGCGAGTACAAGTACGGCAGCCTGGACGAAGAAGGCGCCCCGCTGCGCGTCGTCAAGTACGGCAAGATCATCGCCATCACCTGGGAAGCCATCGTCAACGACGACCTGGGCGTCTTCACCCGGATCCCCACCGCGCTCGGCGCCGCCGCTGCGCAGACCGAGAGCGATGCGGTGTGGAGCCTGATCCTGGGCAACGCCAACTTCACCGACGGCAAGCCGTTCTTCGACGCCACCCACGGCAACGTGGCCGCCAGCGGCGGTGCGATCAACGCCACCACCCTGGCCGCTGCCCGTGCCGCGCTGCGCAAGCAGAAGTCCAAGGCTGGCCAGTTCCTCAACGTCGAGCCGAAGTACCTGGTGGTGGGCCCGGACAAAGAGCTGGAGGCCTACCAGTACACCAGTTCGCTGTACGTGCCGGCCAAGAACAGCGACATCAACGACCCGCGCAACGCCCAGCTGACCGTGATCGTCGATGCCCGCATCCCCGGCAACCAGTGGTTCCTGATCGCCACCCCCGGCCTGGTCGATACCTTGGAGTACGCCTACCTGGAAGGCGAGCAGGGCGTGTTCACCGAGACCCGCGAGGGCTTCGAGGTGGACGGCCTGGAGGTCAAGGCTCGCCTGGTCTTCGGCGCGGCCTGGATCGACTACCGCGGCGCCTACAAGAACCCCGGCAACTGATAGGTGAGGGCGCCTGCGGGCGCCCCTGCTGAGCCCTTCTCATCCAAGAGGAACGCTCCATGAAGAACTTCATTCAAGCCGGCGACTGCATCACTCTGCCGGCCCCCACCGGCGGCACCGTGTCCGGCGATCTGTACAAGGTCGGCGGCCTGGTTGGCGTTGCGGCCACCACCGAGGCCGAAGGCAAGGACGTGGTGCTCAAGACCACCGGCGTCTTCGAGCTGGACAAGATCAGCGCCCAGGCCTGGGCCATCGGCGACGTGGTCTACATGAACGGCACCAGCCGCATGGCGACCAACGTCTCAGCCTCCGGCCTGTTCCGCATCGGTGTGGTTACCGAGGTCGCGGCCAACCCATCGGCCGTGGGCCGCGTCCGCCTGGACGGCACCTCCGTCACCGCGGTGGCGTGATGATGTTCGGCAAGCTCATCGAGCAGATGGAGATCATCGGGCATCGATGTCTTGCCGACTCCCGGGGCGACTACCTGGAAGCCGAAGCGCCGCCGGTGCGCGGCCTCCTGCTCCGGGTAGACCGCAACCTCCAGCAGAACGGCCCGGACGGGATCTTCCTGACCGGCCAGGCGGCCATCACCTGGCTGGTCAAGGATCTCCCGGCCGCCAACCGCGGGGCCTATTTCGTCATCGGCTGCACCCGCTACCGGGTCGACGACATAGCCCGCGACGACGGCTACGAAATCATGGCCATCACCACTCCCGAGACCTGATCCATGGCGAACAAGCTGACGCTGATCCGGCACGCACTGCTGGCTCGGCTGGGCACCATCACGCCTGCCAACGACTACCGCACTGAGGCTGGTGCCAATGTCCGCTCTGGCTGGCTCAACGAGCTGGTGAAGGAGAAGGGCAGCGCTTTCCCCTTGATCGTCGTCCAGCCGGGCCGTGACCAGGCGCCGACGGCGGGCCCGGGCGCGATCAAGCTGGTGCGCGGCTACGACATCGTCGGCGCCGTCTCCACCCAGGTCGAGGATTACGAGGCGGTGCTGGATGAGCTGGAGCTGGACCTGCTGCAGGCACTGACGCCGATTCCTGGCGTTCTGCTGCCCTGGGGCCGGCCGCACATCTCAGGCATCACCCTCGGTGCGCCGACGCATTACCCGCCTGGCGATGGCATGAACGCCGCCGCTGTGCTGATCCCCATCTACCTTCACACCGTCATCGAGGGCCGCATGCCATGACCGACAAGACCCAAGAAACCATTGATCGCGAGCCCCAGCGCTTCGAGGTCACGCTTATCAAGCCGCATACCCACGGCGGCGAAGAGCTGCAGCCCGGCGCCAAGATTCGCGTGACGGCCGAGCAGCGCGCCTGGCTGCGCGAGTCCGAAGTGATCGAAGAGCCCAAGCCCACCGCCGACATCTCGAAGGAGAAATAAGATGCCGCTGAAGAAAGAAACATTCGTTATCGGCGGTTGGCTGAAGGCTCGTGAGGCCGGCACCAACCTGCCTTTCCAGAAGTGCGGCCTGATCTCGACCATCCAGCATACCGTCGAAACCAACGACATCACCCTGGCCGACACCACCACCCCGCAGGGCGGCGAGTACGACTCGGTGTCGCGCGTCACCAGCGTGGGCCTGTCGGTCAACTTCCGCGAGCTCTACACCTGGGTGCTGGGCGCCTTGGTCTGGGGTGACACTACCAGCGTCCCGTCGACCACCCTGACCGATGAGACCCACCTGGCCGGCGTCGACGGCACCATCGCCCTGGCGCAGATGCCGTTGACCATCGCCAGTGTGGCCGCCGGCACCGGCTCCACCACCTTCAAGGAAGACGACGACTGGGTCATGACCGGCAGCGGCATCGAGCCGGTACCGGGCGGCGCCCTGGAAGCGGCCATTCTGGCAGCCGGCACCACGCCCTACAGCGTGAAGGTCAGCTACACCTCGGCCACGGTGGACGTCGTCCAGGCGCTGACCAACAGCGGCAAGACCTTCGAATTCCTGTTCGAGGGTGAGAACGCCGCCGGCACCCAGAAGCGCATCGAGGCTCGCTACTTCCGCGTCCGCCTGAACCCGGCGTCCAGCTTCGACTGGATTAACACCGAGGACTTCATGGGCGCCGAGACCACCGCCAAGGTGCTGCTGGACTCCTCGAAAGTCGGCGCCGGTCTGTCGAAATACTGCCGGATCCGCAAAGAGGTCTGAAGGTCGCATTCATACGACTAAATCGACCCTTCATCAGAACCCTGCCCAGTGCTGGGTTTTGGTGCTTTACCTAGATTGATACATTCCTCTCATTTTCTTGGGAGGAGCCGCCTTGAAAAAATCAGTTTTGTTGATCTTTCTGGCGCTGGGTCTCGGCCATCAGGCGAGCGCAGAGACGATATTCAAATGCGTGGATGATTCCGGGAAGATAACTTTCACCGCCCGTGCGAACTGTCCCGGCGGTCATGAGCTGGAATCTTCAGTGACAAAAGTAAACGTCAGGCCCAGCGGGGATGACGAGTCAGTTGTCATGGCTGATCCGTCGCGCCGGGCGGCAAGAGTCCCCCAGCAGCAAGTCGTCGTAGCGGGAAAGGTCCCTAAGCGCGTCGTTACTGACCCTAATGTTGAGCAGGCCTGGTCGAAGACCAGTACCTATCGGCGAGGCTATGTGCCTCCTGCCCGCGTCAGAATTGTCGAGAAAACCATCCGGTCTTCCGGCAGAAACAAGGATGGAAGTACCTGGGGATCCGCTACGAGGGTTCAGGTGCCAATTGTCGAATAGCGTCAACAAGCCCGCCTCGGCGGGTTTTTTTATGCCCAGGAGAAAGCAATGTCCGAACTATCCAGCTCCCGCGTTTTGAATCTGGACGGCCGCGAGGTGATCGTGCGAGAGCTGACAGTGGCAGGCGTGCGCCAGATGCTTATGGCTGAAATCGGTGAAGACGTGGTGAACCTGCAGCTCTTCAGTGACGTTCGCCTGGAGGATCTGGTGCAGATGACATCTCTGACCGCTGACCAGATTGACGCAATGCGACCCAGCCAGCTGGAGCAGGTCATCAAAGCGTGCAAGGAGATGAACCCGGATTTTTTCGGGATGCTGGTGCGCCTGGAGGCTCTCCGCGCCAAGCGTTAAACCAGCTAGATCAAACCGTTTGCACGCTGATTCGCCTGGGGCATCACCAAGCATTCAGCTACCCATGGCGGCTTTTCCTCCGATCTCTGAAGGCCTGATATGACTGACGTAGAACTACGGCTTCAGGCCGATGTGAGCGGCGCCCAAACCAATCTGAGCGGCTTCCGAAAGGAATACCAAGCTCTGGTGCGCGAGGTGCAGAAGCCCTTGCAGCGGATCGACGCCTTCCGCGATATGGAGGCCTCTCTGGAAGGGACCCAGAAGGCTGCCAGCTCAGCTCGCGACCGCATTCGCGACCTGGGCAATCAGATAGCCACAGCCGTAGCGCCTAGCAAGGCACTGCAGCTGTCCTATCGCGACTCGGTGTCAGAGCTTCAGCGCCTTGAGCGCGCAGAGGCAAAGCAAATTGTCACACTTGCCGCGATGCGTGCTGAGATGCAGGCCGCCGGCGTTGATACCACCAAGTTGGCGGCGGAGCAGGCCCGCCTGCGCGCGCAGCTCAGCACTCGGCTAGGTGTTGCCGAGAGAGGGAGTGCCTTGCAGTCCGCCGCTCAGAGCCTGGGCGTAAATCGCTACCGGGAACTGGGCGCCGAGCTAGGTAGCCTGCGGGGGCAGTATGATCTGCTGCGCAAGTCGGGGGCGCTGAGCGCGGGCGAGCTGGCGATCGCACAGCAGACGCTGACACGGCGGATCAAGGAAACGAAGGCTGAGATGGATAGCCTTCAGGGCACCACCTCGCGCTTCAAGGTCACCGACGTCGGCACCGGTGCGCTGATCGCTGGCGCTACCGGTATCGCCGCTGTCGCCCAGATTGCGAAGATGACCGATGCCTACCAGCTTATGAACGCGAGACTCAGGCTTGCGACGGGCAGCCAGGAAGCGTTCAACACTGCGCAGGAATTGCTTAGGGATATCTCGGCCCGCGCGGCGGTACCCTTGGCCTCGATGGTCAACCTCTTCACTCGCATCAACACGCCTATGAAAGAGGCGGGCGCCACCCAGAAGCAGACCCTGCAGATCGTCGAGGCGGTAGCGCTGAGCTTTAGAGTTTCTGGAGCGTCGGCTGAGGAAGCGTCCAATAGTGCCACGCAATTTGCCCAGGCTTTGGGTTCCGGCGCGTTGCGTGGTGATGAGTTCAATAGCGTGGCAGATCAGGCCCCGCGATTGATGCAGGCCTTGGCGAGGGGCCTGGGTGTTACCACCAGCGCACTCAAGAACATGGCCGATAACGGCATGTTGACTGCCTCCGTCGTGACCAAGGCACTCTCTGGTCAGTTGGAGACCCTGAGGGAAGAGGCTGCGAAAATGCCGGAGACGGTAGGCGGCGCCATGACCCAGCTGGGAGATGCGCTGAATGCGGCCGTGGGATCGTCTGACCTGAGTCCTTTGATCAGCCAGATTAAGGAGCTAACAGAGGTTGTAAAAGACCCGGAAGTTAAAGCGGGGCTTGTGGCTCTCGCGTCGGCTCTAGTTCAGCTGGCTAGTTGGGGCGTAAAAGGTGCAGTCGGTTTTGCAAAGTTCGGCGAAAGCATTGCTTATAACGCGGCGAAGATCACCGGTAATCTAGCCAAGATGGATTCCGTAGATAAGCAGATCGAGCATCTTAAGCAGGCTATCCAAAGTCCAGGACCTACGTCTGACCCGCTAGGTTTCTTCGGGGCCTTGATAAGTGGCAATGACGCCGCACTGGTTAGAAGCAAGGAACAAAACGAAGAACTGCTCAAGCAATATCAGGCATATCGGCAGAAGTTGCTGACCGAGATGACTGGACTGACCGAGGATGCCCGCACTGCGGCAGCTGAGCGAGCAGCTCTTGAGAAAAAGCATCAGGAAGACCTATTCGAAGCAAACGCCGAAGCGCTGGTAAGCAGGCGGACGCAACAGAAAGCAGGCCTAAACCTGCTTTTGGCGGATGCCAAACAGTACTTCGCCGCGCAGGAAAAGCTGGAGCAAGAACAGCTTTCCAAGATTGAGGCGATCGGCGAAAAGCGCAAGGAAATCAACAAGAAGTACTCGTCCACAGTCTCCCAGCTTCGCAATGGTACTGCTGAGCCGAGCTATGGTGCCGCACAGGACCTCAAGGTCTCGGCTCAGAATGCCCTGCGCAGTGGCGACTTCAAGACGGCCATGGAGCAGGCCGAGGCGGCGCGCCAGATGCTGCTGGACATGCAGAAGGCCGGCCAGAGTACCTATGGCCTGGAAGGCTTCGCTAAGCAGCTGCAAGATATCGAGTTGGGCGCCAACGACCTGGAGAAAAGCCAGGCCGACGCCAAACTGGACAGCATCCGCAACAAGCTGGTGGAGCTGCAGCAGGAGGCGGCGCGCTTGCAGGACATTCAGGTCACCCCGCTCATGAACGAGGAGGCCGCAAGCAAGCTGCTAGACGACATGCGGGCTCTGGCGAAGAAGATCGGCAGCGAGGCCACGGTTGAACTGACATTCAATCTTCTTCCGCCTACCGACAACATGAAGTCGATGGGGCTGATGGGCACCCCGCTGGACTTTACTGGGAGCCTGAAAGGGCTGGGCGTAACAGTACAGCCAACGCTGGATCAACAGGCTGCCGCGCAAGCTCAGGCGGACATGCAGGCGCTCATCGAGCGGATCACCGCAGCGTCGAAGATCGTCATCACGCCGGTGGTGGCATCTGTCTCTGCAGGGGATCCTGCCGCAGCAGTTCCTGGCTTCGCCACTGGCGGCCAGATTTCCGGCCCTGGTACCGGAACCTCAGACAGCATCCTGGCGCGCCTCTCCAATGGAGAATTCGTTATGCGTGCTGCTGCGGTGCGGCACTACGGCCCGGACCTGCTGGAACAGCTGAACGCCCGACGCTTGCCGCGCTTCGCCACCGGTGGCGCGGTAGGTCGGGTGCCGGCTATTCCGCCGGTGGCTGCTGCACTGCTGCAGGGTGGCGACCAGGCCTTCCTTGGCACCATGGATCTGGCGCTGCCAGGAGGTGACAGCCTGACCGTCTCGGTACCGGCCAACCAGCGCAGCGAGCTAGAGATCGCCCGGAAGAAGTTCGGACGACCCCGGACACGTGGATAGGAGCATCAAGATGAAAGAATCGGTATTAATAGAGCTGCGAAAAGCCCAACTAGCGTGCTTGAGGCATGATCTAGGCCGGCTAGGGGGCTTGCATGACGAAACGTCTGATTGGTCTCCGCGCCTTCAGCTTGCAAAGGCGCGGAGCGCTTACGTCAGATATGAAGCTGAAGGCTTAACGCGCGTCTTTGGGTAGGACGAAACGATGCATCTCTTCCTGAAGAACGAAGCGTATATCCTCGCTTTTCATCGACCTGACCTGTTCTGGTAACCAGCCGAACTTATGGACCAAATAGAAGTGGACGGCCTCAATGCCGTCCAGGCTTTTATATCCCTCTCTTTTAGCAAGCGAGTCACCAAATACATCTAGCGAGTAAGCCAGTTGGCCTTCCGCCGTTCGAAGGTTTCTGATGATTTCGTAGTGTTCTTTGCTTTTGGCCATACGGCCTCCTTGTCGATGGGGTGATCACCAGCAAGTAGCTCTGCTGGCACAAGCCCATCGGCGGCAATGTTGATTTCTGAACCTGGCCCGCCTCGTGCGGGCTTTTTCTTGATTGGAGTCGCTATGGCCGTTGCGCGCGTGATGCTCGGCGGAATCCCGCTGGTTGCCCATGATGGGCCGCCAAGCCAGCAGTACAAGGTCGGCGCTGAAGGCCGCGCCCGGGTTCGTTTGAGCCAAGGCGCGCTGGTGAACATGCGTCACTGGTCCAAGACCGCTATCACCGTCAGCGGAAGCGGGTGGATGGGCCCAGGCCTGGACGGCCTGAACTTCGACCAGCCGCTGGAGCTGCGCTGCACCCAGCCACGCTCGATCCGCGGCACTGGAACCAGCTTCACCCTGACCAGCACCCCGCGGCCCGACGTCGCGCCCTGGGCGCTGGCCCTTGTTGATACCGAGTGGGTCACGACGCCGGCCAGCGTTGCCGACCAGGTGGCCACCGTAACCCCGGTCGATGGTGCCACGCTCTACCAGGTGCAGTGGATGCCTATGTTCAGCGTCTACGTCGACCGCGAGGAGGCGATGGACGCCAGCGCTGCAACCTTCGACTGGACCCTGACCGCCGAGGAGGCGTGATGCTCAACGCCTACCCGCTGGACACCGTCGAAATCAACAGCCTTAGAGCTGGATCTGGCACCGATCCAGACCCTGGTCCTGATCCAGACCCAGATCCTGATCCGGGTGGTGATCCCGTTCCCGTAGTGCCAGCCTTGTCGTTCTCTTGGCGCATGCTGCTGGTGATCGGCGGGGTGGACTTCTCGGCACAGCTCACTGGATCAGTCTCGGTTGACCGGGAGGAGGGCGCTGCGGGTCTCGCCACGGTCACCATCTTCCTGCCCCCTGGGCCGGTAGTACCCACTGACTGGATTGGCCGATCGGTCACCTTGGACTACGTCAGTGATCAGGCCGGCGGCGTCGTCCAATCTCGGCGCTTCACAGGCCAGGTCTCCGACCCGTCCTACGATGCGACCCAGCGCCTACTGACGCTGAATTGCAGCGACCAGCTCCAAAAGCGGATCGAGGCCATGTCCATCGCGGACATCGATACGTTGGTGGGAGGGTATTGGTCCGAGGATGTCTTCGAGCCCACCGAGGGTCGCAGCCGGTGGGACTATGCTGGTGAGCGGCTGGGCACCATCCCCTCCAGCTTGGATGCTTCGGCTACCGGTACGCTGCGTGTAACGCGTTGGGCTGCCAGGTCGCCGGCATTCGAGTTTGGCGCCGGCACCACGGTTTATCAGAGCATCCGCGTCGAGCTGGCGCAGCTGGATCGGCTGACAAACGTGGTGGAGATCGAGGGCGGCTATCGGTACGCCAGGCTCTGGCAACAGAACAACGGTTATGTCTGGGTGCATCCGGAGACCAACGGCTCCACTGATCTGAACGGCTTCTGCCAGTGGCGGAAGGAGTCTTCGGAGACACCGGACGTCGAGATGATTGAGTCGGCAGTCAGCGGCAGTGGCCAAGCATTGATTTCCGGCAGCTACTACACCATTCCGCTGAGCATGCCGAACCCGTGCGGTGACGGCATCCCGTGGATCAACGTTTACGAGGGGCTGCTGCTATCCGCTAGCTTTTCCGGGGCTCGCCGCTGGACGCAGCAGGTGACCGAGGGGTTGAAGCTAAAAGTCTACGCGCCGGCCAGCGTGACCCAGGCCGGTGAGCAGGTCTCGCGTGAACGGCTGGCGGTCCAGATCGAAGACGACCGAGCTGATAGCTGGGAGAGCGATGCACCCACCGGCGGTACAGACGGATTTACTGACCTTGGCATCGCTTCGCGCCGTGCGGCGGCCATCATGGTTCTGTTGCAGCAGGCCCCGACTACGATCCTGAGCAGCCACCGCGATACCACGGTCAGCTGGGACTTTCCGGCGAGCATGTGCCTTGGCGCGGATCTGGCGCACACCCTTCGTCTCGCTGATCAAGGAGTGACGGCAGTAGGCAAGTGCCGGCGGCTAGAGGAGAGCTACGAGCTCGACTCTGGGAGCGCGCTGGTCACCGTCAGCATCGCAGTTATGCGGGGCGGCGGCACCGCAGCGGACACTCTCCGCGCGCCACCAGAAACGACCAGCAGCCCGAGCACAGGTGGCAAAGGCTTCGCGCTTGGCACCCAGCTTGGCGGGCACTTTGATAGTGGCAAGTACGACGAGTCGCGTGACGGCTTCTCGGGCATGTACAGCAACGTGCAGGACAGCACGCTCGAAAAGTTTCCTCGCCGAATGAAGATCACTGCGCCTGAGATCCCGGCCGCCTTGCGCGATGAGCAGACCTATAGCACCACTGCGGAGTACCGGGTGGTCATCCCGAACGACACCCTGGAGCTTTGAGAATGGCACTTGGAGACGCACGTCGCGCGAGCGGCAAAGCGATGGAGAGCGCTCGTCGCGCTATCGGCCAAGCCAATGAGGCCGAGCGACGGTCTATCGGCGCTGCAATGGAGGCGTCCCGCCGCGGCACCACTGTCGACGACATAAACGCTGTCGTGGCGCCTTCCAGGCCGGCCAAGACATTGCCGGAAGTTCAATCACGTGGCGCAGTTCCAGCGACGACTGGCTCTGCTGATTTCAAACCCAAGGCAACCCCCAGTGCTGGCCGCGGTGGCGGCATTGCCAGCCCGTTGACGGAAAAGACCAAGGTAGTCGACGGCAAGACGCTGCCCGACCGTGAGTATTGGACCGGAGGCCTACCGAGTTCGGATGGGCTACTGATTTATCCGGCCGTGAAGACATTCAACTTTACCGATGCAACCGGCGCCGCCGTCCAGCTTCAGCTAGCCGACCCATCGGAGGAATGACGATGGCAGATCGAGGCGCGGTATGGGGATGCCCCTGGCATGGTCTGTTGCTCGACGTAAGTGCCAACAACGAGACAATCCGAGAAAACAGGCTGACGCTGACCATGCGCGGCGGACGGGTGAAGGAGTTATCGCCGGGCACCTCGGCGGCCTATAACTGGAGCTACCTGTGGGACATCGGGCTCCCTGACCTTGAGTCAACCGAGGATGAGTCGGACGCCGGCATGGAGTGGTGGGGGAAGGCCATTTTGTCGAGCAAGGACGGCGCGCGGTTGAGCGCCTATGGCTCGGTTGATTTCGGGCAAGGCTGGCCGGTGCTGCTCGATGGCGAGCTGGGTCGGGTTAATTACAGCATCACCAAGGAATCAGTATTCAACGATCCGGCTGAGCGTGCCGATTTTGTCTTTACCTTTATCCGCGCTCGGGACGGCCAGATACGAAAGGTGACCCTGTCACAGGTCGACCAGGGTCTAGGGACCTCCCAACCGACGGTCTACGCGTTTCGGCCGGATCGCGAACAGGACAAGTACGTTGTCTACACCGGCGCTTATCGGCTGCTGGACATAACCAGGCGAGGTCAATTCGCCCTGCTGGGCATCGAATCCAATGTCTACGGATTCCAGGAAGGCGAACGGCTAGGCCGTTCGCAAAGGGGAGGTATTTGCTATTTCGGGCTGCTGGAGGTCGCCCTGGCCGGTACGTTCGACGATCCTAAAGTTTCGGTATCCGTCCTGCTCAACAAGACTCAGGCCCTGGGAACACTGGTGGACACCCGAACCGGCTCGCTCAGTGAGCAGCTCTATGAAGGCTTCCCGATGGAGGTCGTCAGCCAGGGGAAATGTGGTCCCGAGCATTGGCGTTACCCGGCCGGCTACAGGCTCACAAATGGAGACGTGTCTGCTGGATGGCGCGTCAAAACTGGCGGCCAGTCAATTACCTTCGGCCAAACCGGGGCCATGGCGGGCGCCTGGTACGGCCCGGACGGCGCGGTCCAGATCGCTACGTTTTCCCATGTTATCGAGTTGACCAATAGTGTGTCTTTCTCGCCCAGCGGAAGCGGGTCCCAGGACTTTTACGTCACCTTTGACGACGGCTGCCAGGTCACCGAAAACCGCTCTACTGATACCTCAGCGGTAACGGTAGATGCTCATAGCGAATCGTCTAGGACGGAGACCATCACCCTCTACGGACCCGGCGGGGACCTAGTCGGGACGAATACGCAAAAGACCGTCTCAATACTGCATCTTGAGTACCGAAAGAGCGCCGGACAGATACAGCAGGGTAATAGCTACAGCCGTTCCTATGGCCTGATTAATGGTGCGGTCTACTTCGATGACACCACGAAGCGAAATGACTTAGAGGAAAACGAAAAGGTAGGCTCTGAAATCAGCGCACCGAAAAACGTTTATACCTTTGAGAACGGATTTGTCGGCGTGTCTGACCGCTATATATTCATCCACCGAGCCAGTAATAAAGCAATTCTCCTTGCGACAGCATTGCAAGGTAATCCGCGCACTAACGGTAGTAGATATGAGTATGATTACGATATTTTGTGTGGAGCCGTTTTAACCCCTGCCGGCATAAATAGTGACGGATATCGAATTATAGAATACAGATCTTCCGGTATCGCTGAGTTCGGTTCGTCATTATATCAATTCCGTACGCTGAGAGCCGCTTATAACCCGGTGACAAAGGCGCTGGCCCGAGCGCCAGATTTGAAAGAGGCCGCTAATTTTGACTTTGGGTGGATATGATGCAGAAATTTTTTAACAATTGGTCCACTACGATCACAACCGCGCTCGGTGTCGAAGACAATCAATTTGCGGTGCCACTGGCCGCCGCGCAGCTGCTAAAGCTTGGCAACGGTGATTTCTGCCAGCTCACGCTCAAGTCTGATTCGGCAACGGAAATTGTTAAAGTCGCCTTTATTCAAGAAAATATGTTGTACCTCGACAGCCGAGGCGAAGAATCCACCACCGTAAGCGCCTGGCCTGCCGGCTCCAAAGTCATGTGCTCCCTTACTGCGGGAGCTTTGGAGGCCTTGCTGTACGCGGCCGCGCGTCCGGCTCTGGTTCAAGGTCAAGACGGGGACACTCTTTCAATTCGCGCCGGGGACGTTGCTCGTGTTCGGGCGAATTCAAACACTGCAACCAAAATTAAGCTGCTCGAAGAGGGACCTTTTACGGTTGAGCTGATCTGCGACGCTACTTCGCCACGGGTAACCTTTATTGACTCCTACGGCGAAAAGGTTACCAGCGGTGCGGTTAATAACGTTCCCGAAAATGATTCGTCGGCGGCCTTTAAATGGGAAGTTATCGGAGATTATGGGTTTAGTCTTTATCCCAAAGGCGTATCCACTATTTATCTGGCGGGAATTTTCAACTACGGCGACTTGATCCTGTACCAAATCTACGGGAAAGGCCAAGACGCGAGCGGAGGCGGGGGCTTGGGCGTCGGCGGATAACCACTTCCTCTCACACAAAGGAGCCAGCCATGACGCCGGCCTGCATACCCCTGCGCATCATTCAGGGAACAACGCTCAACAAGGTCCTGCGACTGATGCAGCCGGGCCGGATCTACCGCGACATCACCACCATCGCCGCCACGGCGCCGGTGCGCATCACGGCTCCTGGCCACGGCCTCGTTGGTACCTGGCCGGCCTGGTTCGCCGGCGTGGTGGGGTTACCGAACCTGAACCGCGATCCAGCCAGCGCCCGGCCACACATGGTCAAGGTCATCGACCAGGACACGCTGGAGGTCAACGTCATTGATGCCAGCGGCGCCAAGCCCTCGGCGGGGCGCCTGATCTACCTGCCGCCGATAGACCTGACCGGTGTGACCGGTCGCCTGCTGGTGCGGCCGGAGGTCGGCGCCGCGCCGGTGCTGGAGCTCACCACTGCGAACGGTGGGCTGGTCATTGATGGCCTTGGCCTGCTGCGCATCCACCTCAGCGCCGCGGCGACCGCCGGGCTCGGATGGACGCGAGCCACCTGGGATCTGGAGCTCACCTTCGCCGACGGCACGGTGACGCGCTTCGCCCAGGGCGAGGTGGAGGTCGGACTGGAGGGCTGCCCATGAACTGCGACTCTCCTGGCGTGATCGTCGTCGACGACGATCACTGCATCGTCGTAGAGCCCGAAGCCGAGGTCCTGGTGGTTGCCTTCGGGGACCAGGGGCCTCCCGGGCCGCCCGGCAAGTCCGGCAGCGGCTCCGCGATGATCAGCACCGATCCAGACAACCAGCTCATCGAAGGCTCCGACGGGGGCCTATTCGTTCCCGAACCTACCGGCGCGGATTACCTCGCGCTCTATTACCTGGCCAGAGGCTGACCTGAATGAACATGAACCAACGCATTACCCTGCTGGCCCAGGCCATCGCTGGCGACGTGAAGGCGCTCAAGACTGCTGCGGGAGACCTGACCGGCCTGAGCACGACGGCTAAGGGAAGCCTGGTGGCGGCGATCAACGAGATCTTCGGCCTGGTGCAAAACGCTGGCAGTGCCGTCATTGACGACACCAAGGGGAACGGCGATACCGGCTTCACTTGGTCGGCCGACAAGATCTACGACACCATCGAGGCGGCCAAGGCTGCCGTGAAGTCCGACATCTTGGGTGGGGCCGATGCAGCCTACGACACGCTGAAGGAGCTGCAGGACATCATCAAGGCGGACGAGACCACCGCCGCTGCCCTGGCCGCCGCCGTGAACAATCGCGTGCGCTTCGACGATGCCCAGACCTTGACCCAGCCCCAGAAGGCCCAGGCCTGCGCCAATATCGGCATCGGCGATCCGGACACCGACTTCGCTGCCGCCTATGCCACGGCAAAGGCCTAAGCCATGGCCACTCTCGCTGCGCGGGTTACCGCGCTAGCCCAAGCGGTGGCCGCCGACATCAAGGCGCTCACCACTACGGTGGCTGCCCGCCTACCGCTTGCCGGAGGCACCCTGTCGGGAGCCATCAACGAAGCCACTCCGGTAACGCTGGCATCAGCTGCCACGATCAACATCGGCGCTGCGGCTGCCAACACCATCAATATCAGCGGCACGACTACCATCACCGCCTTCGACACGATCACCGCAGGCGCCCGTCGTACGCTCCGCTTCTCTGGCGCGCTGACCCTGACCTATGACGCCACTAAGCTGATCTTGCCCCGGGCAACTAACATCACGACCTTTGCCGGCGATGTGGCGGACTTCGTTAGCCTGGGCAGTGGTAACTGGGCGTGCATCGGTTATGAGCGTGCTACTGCAGCATCCGCTAAGGGCGATCTTGGCTTGGCGAAAGGTGATGTCGGTCTGGGTAATGTCGATAACACCAGCGACATCAGCAAGCCAATCAGCACCGCTACCCAGAGCGCGCTCGACGCCAAGGCGTCGAAGACTTCGCCCCAGTTCACGGATGCCGTATCGGTCGGCGATAAGGGCACCTTCACTGCCCGCGGTACTCCCTCCGGCAACCAGACCGGGATCACGCTAAATCTGCCCTCCGCACCAGCCGACAAGCGTTCATTCGAAATTCTTTCGTCGACCTCGGAAAACGGCCGCCTGACATTCCGCACGATCAACGACGCTTACACCGCTGCTCATGAGTTCATGATCGCTTATCGCTCTACCGCCGCAGACCACACGATGGACCGTGTGATCTTCCGAGCGGTGAACATGGTGGTTGGCCAGAGCGATCAGCTCAATAGCGCTTACCGGCTCCAGATACTTGGCGGTATCTATGCGACCGGCCCTATCCGGCCCGGCCAGTACACCCTGGCGACATTGCCATCCGCATCGAGCAATTCTGGAGCGGAGATCGATGTGACCGACGCCAGCGGAGGCCCCAAACGGTGCCGCAGCAACGGCACAAACTGGATCATCCTCAACACGACCACCACGGTGTCCTGACATGACGACCCTCACCGCGCGGGACATCCCGTACGAAATCAAGATCCGCCTGGACGCCAACGGTATCCGTGGTGCCCAGTACCAGACCCTGCGCCAGTGGCTCCGCGAGGACGGCAGCGTGGACCAGGAGCGCGAAAACGACGTGGTTCCGTTATCGCTAGTCGACGACGGCGTAAAGACCCTGTTGGCTGAGGTTCTCGGGGAGGCGGCAGCCACGGCATTAACCCAGAATGCCAAGCTCGCCGAGCAACTGGAGGCAGCCCAGCAGGTCGCCCAGGTTGATGCCGCAACACTGGCTGAAGCCCAGGCCACCATAACCAATCTGCAGGCGCAGATCGCCGATCTGACCCAGCCAGCCGAGTCCACTGCCCAGCAGCGCATCGCGGCGCGGCGGTACCAGGCCCAGATCGGCGGAACCACACTGGATGGCATGCCAGTCGACACTAGCACCGACAGCCAGGCGCTGATCACCGGCGCCGCCCTGGCCGCTGTGCTCGACAGCACCTACGTCTGCCGCTGGAAGATGGCTGATGGCACCCGGGTCGAACTGGACACCAAGATGATCATCGCCGTGGCGTCAGCCGTGCGCGACCACATCCAGGCCTGCTACGACCGTGAGGACGAGCTACTGACTGCGGTTGCCGATGGCACCTTCACCGACGCCATGCTAGATCAGGGCTGGCCGGCATGAACCGATTCCCAGAGCCACTGCAGGCTGAACTGCAGACCGACCGCAAGACGTGGCGCCTTCTGGCGCCATTTTCGTATCTGGATCCCGAGCAAGGCCTGCTGACGGTGCCGCCCGGCTTCGAGACCGACTTCGCCAGCGTGCCGCGCCTGCCGGTGGTCTTCGACCTGGTGGGTGCCTATGGCCACGCGGCTGCGGTGCTGCACGACTGGCTCTACAGGACCTGCCTGCTGCCGCGCGAGCAGGCCGACCGCGTCTTCTTCAATGCCCTGCGCTCGAGTGGAATCGCGAGGTGGCGCACCTGGCTGATGTGGGGCGGTGTCCGGATCGGTGGCGCCAGCCGCTACGGCGCCGGGTGAAATCCTCACGCTTGTGCAGAATTGCCCACCGGATAGCACCACCAGTACCTGAATCCTCGCGCTCGTGAGGACGATCCAACTACCGAGGATTCCTAGGTAGTTCACCAGCCCGCCTAGCGCGGGTTTTTTGTGCCCGGAGAAAACCATGCGGACATCCGCCGAGGGCATTGCCCTCATGCACCACTACGAGAGCTGCCGGCTGGCTGCCTATCCGGACCCCGGTAGCAAGGACGGCCGGCCATGGACGATTGGCTGGGGGCACACCGGTCCCGAGGTCAAGAGAGGACTGGTCTGGACCCAGGCACAGGCAGACGCTGCCTTCGTTCAGGACCTAGCCAAAACCGAGGCCGGAGTTCAGCGCCTGGTCAAGGTGCCCCTGACCCAAGGCCAGTTCGATGCCCTGGTTTCGTTCGCCTACAACGTGGGCCTGGACGAGAACAAGAACGGCAAGGCGGAGGGCCTCGGCGAATCAACTCTCCTGCGCAAGCTGAACGCTAAGGACTATGCCGGCGCAGCCGAGCAGTTCCTGGTTTGGAATAAGAACGACGGAGCGGTGATGTACGGCCTCACCCGACGCCGTACGGGGGAACGTGCCATGTTCCTGGGTGCCACTGCCCGAGTGGCCATCGTCACTGGAGGCCAGGCGAAGAGGTTGCCCGCGTGAGCGCGCTATTCGAGCAGTACAGGACGGCCGTGCTCGCGGTCGCCGCAGTCGTGTTGCTCGGCCTGGGCGCGTTGGCAGGTGCCGGCGCTGCCTACTGGCTCACCGCCGACCACTACCGGCCCATCGTCCAGAAGCTGCAGGACAAGGTAGAGGCGTCGGCCAGCACCCTGGCGTCCTGCCGCACCACCAGCAGCACGCTGGAGGGGCAGGTTGGGCAGCAGAACCTGGCGCTGGCTGACCTGCGCCTGGCCGCCGAGAAGCGCACCAAGGACGCCGAGCCGATCCAGCAGCAGGCCGCCAAGGCCGCCGCCGGCAACTACCAGGCAGCCAATCGCCTGCAGCAGGAGCGCACCGGGGGCGACCCGGCGACGGCCGCCGCGGCCATCATCGACAAGGAGTTGGGCCTATGAGGTGGATCATCGTGGGAATGGTGGTCGCGCTGGCGGGGTGCGCTGGCCAGCCCGTTGCCGAGCCTGAGCCGCGGGTGGTGCGCGTAGAGGTGCCTGTCCAAGTGCCGTGCCGGGTGATGGCGCCAGCGGTGCCGGCGTGGGTGGCAGAGGGGCTGCGTAAGGAGGACAGCTTGGAGGTGAAGGTCCGGGCGCTGCTGGCGGAGCGCCGGCAGCGGATCGGATACGAGAGGGAGCTGGTGGCTGCAGTTGTTGGTTGCCAGTGACAGGTCAACAAAGCCGAAAGCAGGCTGCTAGCTCGATACAGTACCTATCGCCACGATCATTGCACTTGGCGTGAGGGAGGAAAGAGGCTGTTCGACGCGTTTACCGTCTGTGTTGATTGGCTGAGGTGGCGGCGTAGGTTTGCTTACCTGGTAGTTACGCCGGGGGTCGAAAATTGTAATTGTCCTTGTTAAGAGATAGCGCAATCGAACGCTCCTTCCCGGCCTGAAGCCTAGGCTCTACGGTCCATCCATTTGCGGAAATTATTGCGATGAAGAAGCCCGTTAGTAAGGCGAATGCTGCGCCACATGTCGCAAGCGCAACTACCTCAATCACTTTTTTCTCTCCATAACCACCTCGCTGATCTGTCAGCTGGCGCATCCATACGCGGCAGGATTTATCTGACAACACTGGATAAAGGGGGTAGGCATATCGCCCGGAGAATTGCCATTGGTAGCGGAAAAGACAGCACTTCCATAAGCTGCCCAGACCATACTGGGGCGCTGCTCGAACGAAGAACCATCCTGCTCCCTCCGGGTGGTGCGTCATAGCCGACGCCGTAGTTATTGCCAACTGGACCGCTTGGGATTATGCGGGCCTGGCGCTTAGCTCATAGCTATGAGCTGATATTGCTTTCCCTCGATACGCATTAGGTCTTCAGTCTCGAACGCGCCGGCCACCCGGTACAGTCTCTCGTCCATTACCGTCATGCGGCCGACGTCGTCATTGGCGGAGCTCGGAAGTCATCCATCATGGGCATCGCAAGATCTGCGCAAAAAACAGTATGGAGGTGAAGGTGAGGGCGCTGCTGGCGCTGAACATCTGCCGAAGGTGAGCGAGCACCTTCGGCAGGAGCTGGCCAGGGCGATGGCCATCGACGAGAAGATGGATGCTAATCACGTGCGCAGCCAGGTCAGTTGGTTGCAGGGAACGCGGTAGGCTATCGGAAGGCTCTAGGCCGCAAGAGTGCTGGATTCTTGTAGTAGCGGCCTGCGAAAAAATGACTCGTTTGGCATTTGCTAATGCGCTTTATGAAGCTATGGTCCATATGGTAATACTGTTTGGAGAGGGCGCGTGGAAGGTTTAGCAGCCCGGCTGGCTTTGTTGGAGCCCCCTATCAGACACTTCATTGAGTGGAGAGGAGATGGTGGCTTGTTGTTGACTTTGATTGATCCGTCAGTGCCGGCGAGGGTATCTAGGCACATCGACCGGAAGCACCTGCAGGATGTTCATTACCTGAATCTGGTGGTCCTGCATGCAGTCAATGAACTACGCAGAAAGGGATCCCACGTTCCGCTGGAAGCAGATACCGTCTTGGTGAAGTAGGAAGGAGGTCAGCTGGAGGGGCGTGCTTCACCAGAAATCGAACAGACGGACACAAAGGCCTAGGATCGCGAGAGCACCCGGTACTAGACAGAAGACCAGACCGAGCGCGAATGATGTGCTCTCTGGCATACGGTCTCCTGGACCGGTCATTCTCAAAGGTAGTCGACCGCCAGCGGGCAGAGCGGTTGCTTGGCGCGCTAGCTTTCCAGCTAAACCCCGACGATTGACATCGAGATGGCTACGGATGAAACGGTAGGGGGGTATTCGGCAGAACGCCGGGGGAGTGAGAAAATCGTTTCCGTATCGGAGTTGGCATGCCGCGTCACTACTGGGCTGGAGCCCTATTCGACAGGTACAACTTACGGAAATGAAAAAGCTATGTAGGCCGCGCCGTTGCTGGATTTCTCGGCAGACTTGAAAACCGCCGACTCGCAAGGGTCCCAGAGTTCGAATCTCTGCGCTTCCGCCATCTTCGAAGCCCCGTTCCTACGGGGCTTTTTGCTGTCTGAGGGGGCGGATTTCAAGGGTCGTTGGGCAGGTAGAAAGGAAGGTGTTCCGAAAATATCGCGGAACCGCTTCAACGCCCTGTCATGGATGGAGCCGAGCCCCTGACTCCAATCATCCCGGCAGCATGGCCTGCAGGGTCCCGTGGTCAGTCTGAAGCGCATGCGCTGCGCTGGATAGGCGAGCCAGGTGGCGTGGTTGTTCAAGGCTCGAAGGTACCTGCCTCTTGGGATGAGCAATCAGGGCAACAGGCCTTGACTGCAAGGCGTCGACGACTGACTGGCCACTGGCGAACGCCGCAAGTGGAAGCATTCAGTGCTTATCAAGAAGCGATTATGGCGATCACGAAGATGGTAGCCAGGCCAACGCACATCGCGCTCAAAGTGACTGCCAGTAGGCCTTCATAGCTGGATAGCGATCCTCGGCGAAAAGCTGCGGACCTCAGCGGGGCGCTACTTATCCGATAGTGGGGCCTGGGCTCGAAGAGCGTCACTGTCCTTGTTAGTTGATAGCGCAACTGAAATATCCTTTTCAGTCTGGGTGCTGGCCGGTGGGCGCCAGCTATTAGCAGCGATTGTGGCGTCAGCAAAGCTCAACAGCAAGACAATTGCTGATACGCAGGTTCCTATGGCAATCGCGTCGATCACCTTCTGTTCTTTCACAGGGGCATTCATGGTTGGTTGCTTAGCACGGGTTGCCGTCAATTGAAGTTGTCTGACAATTGGGTTTGGCAGAAGTGCAGACAGCCTTTGATCCTTGATAACCAACCGCAGCCTTTATCACCGAGCATCATAGGAAAGGCGTCGCTTTTCGGCTGTATGACCAGGGCGCGGGCGGCGACAGGGACGCAGCCTGGGTGGCTGACGGGAAAAGACTCGAAGCTACGTTTTGCGGTACTGGAAGCTTATCGATCTCTGGATTCGGTCCAGATAGAGGGCAACGTTTGAGGATGGTAGACGCCCCGGGCCTTGCCCTGACCTGTACGGACTACAGGGCTTTCTTGTATTCCTTGTCCGCCTTCTTGTCCTCGCGATGCCGCTCCTTGTCGAGGTGGTTATCGGTACGATCTGCTTCGTCGGCGGTATGGACAGCACCTTTGTCGACCTCCCTGGCGTCGTGGTGGGCATCCTTACGGGTATCACGTCCGTCCTGACGCACGCTCTTTTCCAGCGGGCTTTCCGCCAGTGCCACGCTGGTACCGAAGGCTCCAAGCAGGGCCAACAGGGCTGCCGCTTTAACAGATGGTCTCAT